CAGACATTCTCAAATGGGACTATAAGAAATACCATAAAGAAACTGGGTATGTTCCTGATTTAGTTTGGGCATCTCCTCCATGCAATACCTTCTCTCCGTTTGCGTATAGGTTGAAGGAACGCAATACCAAAACATCCACGCCGTATTCTGCACGAGCAAAGGAAGGCACTGCCATCTTACGACAGACTCTAAAGATTATTAAATACTTTCAAAAGTTGAATCCAGAGTTGTTGTTCGTAATGGAGAACCCAAGAGGAATGATGCGTCACGACCCAGAGGTGAAGAAACTACCGAATCGTGACACAACCCTTTATTGCTTTTACGGAGATGTTCGTTATAAACCCACCGACTTTTTCAATAATGTTCCAAAAGGATTAGAGTTGAAGGAAGGAAAGAGTTGTAATAAACCGACAGTTCTAGTTGCTAGACTACCCCTGAATAAGCGTTATGAAATCCCTGCCAAGTTGTCTCGTGAAATTTTAGAGACTATGCGTGATGCCTACAAGAAACCAATGTCAGGTGGAGCAGACTTTACAGACTCACCAGAGGAGATTGAAAGAAGAACAGATGAATTAACGAATGCTGCTTTAAGAGTTCTTATAAACTTTTGGCAAGCATTTTTGGATGATGATGAAGATGCCCAAGATGAATTTCAAAGAGAACACGAACCAATTAGACGAAGATTACAGGATTATATTGACACAATTCCACAAGCATTACGACAATATATAGGGGAAGGAGACGCTAGACTACTTGACACGCTTATGGGACTTAGGGAAGAAGTAAGAAGAAGGATTGGTGTGGGTATTAATAAATTTGGAATCTCGCGTTATAATCCTGAGACAAAGAAAGGTGGAGCAAGAACACATAGAGAGAATGTATTGGAAGAGTTAGGTCTAGAAGACAAAGGGTATTCATTAAAAGAATTAGCAGATGCCTCTGGTGTTTCAAAGTCTATTCTACAAAAGGTATATAATAGAGGCATCGGTGCATATAAGTCAAACCCCCAGTCTGTAAGAATGAAAGGAACATTTAAGAAGAATGTTAATGCCCCAATGAGTAAGAAATTAAGTAAGGAGCAATGGGGAATGGCACGAGTCTACTCGTTCTTGGATTCTAACCCTAGCCACGACCAAGACTTAATGAGTTAAAAACAAGAGTATTTAATCTTTGTAAAGAGTAATGCGAATTATAACTGGAAGTAATGAAGCAGGAATGGAGATGGCAAAAAACCTTTTAACATCTCTAAAGAAGGTAGGCATCCCACTCTCCGAAGTAGACCTTTATGTTTTTACTGGAGAACCAGAAAAGGTGGATTATGGAACCACTAGGTTTAAGAAACTTTGCAAACAGAAATTAGATGTTATTTTAGATGCCTTAACAAAATATGAGGAAGTCCTCTGGATTGACACGGACATTGTCGCCCTGCATGATTTTCGTGAAGACCTTGAAATCCGAGGAACGCTTGATGAAATGGCAATACAAGATGGTATTTTAGCTGGGTATTGTGCTGGGTTTATTTATGTGCATCGTTCGCAGAGTGTTATTCAATTAATGCATACTGCTATAAAATGTATGAAAGCACATAACTATAGTGTTGATGATGAATACGCACTTAACCTTTCTATAATACCTAGCGGTGTTAAGGCAATTAAATTACCTTATTTTCTATACCCTGTTGGTTGTGTCTATTTTGATTACAAAGTTAGAACAGATGCTCTTATAGTTCATAATAACTACATCGTTGGTTTTGAGAATAAGAAGAAAAGGTTTGAGGACAATGGACTCTGGCGTATTGATGACGATGTATTAAACGAAGTAAATACTATACATAACTGGAAAGAAGAGTAAATAATAGGAAAAAATAGCAAATCGTATGTAATAATAGGGATTTGTATTAAAACACAAGTAAAATCATTAATGATTTTACCGCAGTTAAATAAGGGTTTTTGTTTTTTACTCTATTGGTGGCGTATTGGTGGCGTATTGGTGGCATTTATAGTCTATTTGTTGTATTTACCTGTTTAACATCTTTCTAAACGTCGCTTTGGTCTCTGGGTCTTCTAGTCCTTGGATTAATCCAACCTCTTTACAGTGGTCTATTGCCTTCTGTTCTTCTGGGGTAAAGGGTATTTCCTCTCTTACTTCTTGGTGCCGTTCGTATAACCTATTAATAGGTCTTGCTCGGACCACCTTGTGATTACACTCGGAGCAGCAGATTCCGTTTGCTAGAGGTGCTGCGTTATGTCCGTGAGGGTCGTCTCTAATCTCGTTGTGGCATAGCACACATTCTTCCCAACCCCAGCAGCTGTAGGGTAGTGGGTAGTAGTTGGTGCCGTTTAAGGCGTTATTGAAGTATGTTTCGTTTAGGTGGTTTTCGTAGGCTTTAACTCTAGCTAGTGCTACACCAGCTTCTGTTATGGCTGCTTGTGCTTCGGCTTTTAGTTTAAAGGCTTGTGCTTTAATCTCGGCGAACTCCTTCGCTGCTTCTTCGGCGTTTGATTTAAGTCTGTCTTCATAGTCTTCTCGTTCTCGGCGTGCTCTTCGTTCTGCATTGGTCTCTTTGGGGGTTGACATGGTGGTTTGTGCTGTATTCATTCTGTGCTTAGGTGGGGGAGTAAGGTTATTTGCTTTGCGGTAAGGACTTCCGTTTTATGCCGTTCTAAATAGTTTAGAACTATTTGAGTAATGCGTATTTACTTTAAGAATAAGTTGTCTTACTAGTATAAATGATTATTCTATTCAAAGGTTGGGAGGGTTGGTGTGACCGCTTACAAGTCCTTACGCATCTTATTAACTACTGCATAAAGTTTGACGCTAGACTTTGTGTAGACTGGGAAGACATGGTATGGGGAGGCAATGAGTTTGGATTTGATGAAGTGTTTGAATTACTAGGTGTTAAGACCGCAAGTAAGAATGATGTGCTACGTGCGATGGTTCAACAGGATGTAAAAATTGAACCTCCTATATGGACATGGGAAGATGCCTATTATAAATCGCCAGGTCTTGGTGGAAAATTTATAAGCCAAAACAGAAAGTTATACATTCCTTCCATTATGTGTGATGTTCCTCAACGAATAGATGCGGATGTTATACTAACACAAGGTGAAGGAACTAGAGTGTATGATGCGAATGTATTTGTGAATCATGTTAGATTACGACCTTGGGTAATGGAAGGCATCAAAAGTATTCTTTCGGATTTTGACCCTAATAGTATTGTAATTCATCTACGAGGCACAGACAGACCTGAAGACAAGTATGCAAAGAGTGCTATTCATACTTTAAAGGACGAACACCGCTTACCTATTTATGCTGTAACAGATGACCGAGAGTTATGGGATGAATTTAAAGCAGGTGTTCCTCAGGCGCGTCTTTTGAATCCTAATTCTACTGCTCTACGCATCAAACTTGCTAAACAGACAGGATTACATTTTGCTAAACCTTCTGAATTGAAAGCACAAGGCATCACCAAGAAACAATTACTCATTGAACTTTTAGCAGATTGGTTTGCTTTATGTTTTGCTCAGTCAGGGTTCGGTCGTGAAGTCTCTACTTATTTTCAAATGGCTCGTAAGATGCACGCTATTGGTAATAATGTAATTAGCGAGAATCTATTTGGTGGTTGGATGCCTACAAGAAAAAACATAGAGACTAATAATGAAGCCAATCTTTTGTCGTGTGGGGAGCAAACGAAAACAAGTCAAGCAATTGACTACATTGTTTCCAGCACACCAAATGTATGTTGAACCTTTCTTCGGTGGTGGTGCAGTCTTTTTTGGAAAGACACCCTCCGAGAAGGAAATCGTGAATGATTTGGATTCCAAGTTGATTCAGGATTACAAACGCATCTTACAAGCACCCACTTCTTTTGAATCGTATAAGATGCCTAAAACATTAACATCGCAGAATAGATTTCTTACCGAAACCCACACTACCATTCCTGACAAGGTTATTGAATCTCTCTTACGACGATGTAATGGGTTCGGTGGGCGTTATTTGGAAACTACAGGAGTGACCCAAGCGACTGATGGACGCATCCAAAAGGTGACTTTACACAAGACCAAGTTGCAGCGGATGGGTGAGTATAAAGCAAGATTGGAACACGCGACTATATTGAATCAGGATTACCGAAAGGTGATTAAGAAGTATGATTCAGGTAAGACCTTCTTTTTTATAGACCCACCTTACGAGATGAGTAAAGGCATTAATTATGCAAAGGGTTCAGAGACATTTGACTTTGAGGAACTTGCTAAAACTTTACGAGGCATCAAAGGAGACTTTCTAATGACGATTAATGATTCACCTCGCATCCGTGAAGTCTTTAGAGAATTTAAAATCTACCCATATGTCGTTAAGGGGCATCATTCCGAAACATCACCCATTGGTTCTAAAGACAGGAAAGAATTACTTGTCTCTAATTATACATTACCCAAGATGAGTGGAGGAACTAAAGACTCTGACAAACTTAAGAAAATTGATGACAAACTTAAGAAAATTAATGACCTAATCATTCAGCATCAGAATTTTATGAATGACCTTCTTTCAGGCACTACTGGTATGAATGAAGCAGACACAAATCAATTCATACAACAGACAGAAGCAGCTTTAGCTAAATACTACAAAGATGAAGAGTCACTTAACCAAAAAAAGATGCTTATAGAAAGAGGTTCTCCTGCTTCGTCTGTTTCTTCTGTTCCGATTAGATTAGGTGTTACTGATTCAAAATTGAGAAAAGCTATAGAGGAGTATAGAAATAGAATGAGACAAGTCCATAACAGAATAAACCAAGATGAATTTTTAAAAGGTCCTCTTACTGAAGTTGAAGATGAAGGAAGTGGTAAGCCCACGATTCCAAAGGGGTATTTAGCAAAAGCAAAGAAGAAGGCAAAGGCAGAAGGGTATGAAACAAAAAGGTTGTTTCTTGCAGACGATGGCGTTCATAAACTCGTGTATAAAACTCCAGAAGGGAAAGAGGTTCCATTTGGGAGTGCCAAACACGGCGACCATATAATTTGGTCTGAATTAGAAAAGAAGGGTGATGTTCCATTTGGAACTGCTGACACGAAACGACGAGTGTTTAGGAAGTCGCACGAGGCGATGAAGGGTTCTTGGAAGTCCAACCCCTACTCTCCCAATGCTCTCGCCCTTGCGATTTTGTGGTGATTTTGTAGATTTGAATTCATACCTCTTCGGCGGTATATACTCAGGTTGACTAGGTGGGATGTAATCATCCTCTTCGCCAATTCCCCAATAGATGCTTTTTCGTTCCATTATTTATTACATATAAGAACCCATTCCGTTTCCAGTCGCAGATTTAACGGCACTAGCCATTTTGTTAAAAGTCATTGCACCACCTACCATGCGATTAGCGTCACCTGCCGATGCTGGTGCTGAGAGGATGTCCTGCTCCGTGAGAACTCCCTTGATGATGCGTGATGAACCCTTGATGGTCTCAAAGAAACCACTGGAGATGGGGACAACATACAAGTTGATTGAGGTAATATTAGCAGCAAACTGATTACCAATTGTTAGGTTGAACTGGAGGGAGAAGTTGCCGACTAGACCTGGCGCTTGTCCTGCCTGAAGTGCGAAATCACGACCAGGCTTGAGAATCAATGGACCACCACAGAGAGGAACATAAGGGGTTCCAGTGCCTGAGTCAGGAACACGTCTAGACTCACCACACCAAGTCGCATAGTCCATTTCTAGACCATTATTCACGGACATCTTATACAACTCGTAGGTTGTATGGTTTGCAAGAAGACCTGAAAAGTTGTCAAAATTGATGCTAATACCGCTAATCGGTAGTGTAAAGTCCGCCATGGAGGAATCCCAAACACCAAGAGCTCCTTGTCCTGTTCCTTGTCCTGAATAGAGCTTACCAGAAGTTCCTGTGGTAGAGCAAATCACAGCGCCTGGTGTTGTAGGCTTTAGGTAAATCATCAGAAGGTCAGGAATGTTCGGCAAGGTAATTGTGTTAGAACTAACTTGTCTAGCTCCGTCTCTGCTTCCCTGAGCATTAACAGTCTTTCCCAAGGTAGAGGCTTGGTCTGGCGTCAAGTTAGTAATATACCTTGGAAACTCCATGTATGGAACGATGCTCTTGGGTGGAAGGGGAACATCCAACGCAGGTGTCAAAAACTGAACTGAAAGAGCAGGTTGAATTGGGTAAGGAACATAAGTCCCACTTGTTCCCCAAGCAATTCCACCCACTGCGGTAATTGTCTTACCACCAGTTCCGACAGCACGACCGATTAAAGAATCCGACAAGCGAATCGCACGAGAAGGAGTTGAAAGCATATTCATCTGAACTTGGAAGTTCTGAACACCAAAGAGACCTGTGGAGTATTCCGCATCATCCGCAAAGATGAATGGAGGAAGGAACAACTTCTCGGTGGACTGCCAGCGAATGTAGACAGTTTCAGTAGAAGTTGTAGAGGCTGTAGTTGCAAGCACTGGAAGACCATTGTTAGTGGTTAGAATAGTTCCAGTTGAGTCACAGAACCACCACTGAGAGAATGCGCCGTTAGGTGCTTCATCCACAGCATGAGCGCCACCATAAGTCGCAAGAGGACTATTCTGGAAGTAGGCGGACTGAGATGTCGCCGTATTCACACCTGTCGGAGACGATGCTGCTGGGTAAGTAGCATAGTTGTCTAACATGGTTGGGCAAGTTCGTTGAAGGCGGTTCTTCTTGTAGTCTTGGAGACGGAGAACATAGTTCAACACATCTGAAGTATTCACAGACACAGAGGCATCGTTGATGGTCGCTGTCATCTGAGACACGCACTGGTGACTAGGGAAGGCAGCAAGGGCAACTTCACCTGGAGTCAAAAGAACACCTGAACCAGCGGTTGTTCCAGCTGAAAGGGTTAATGAAATAGATGCTACACCACCGCTAATCCAGTCTACAGCTCGGTCAATAAAGACGTTCTCGGAAGGAACAACCACGTTGAACTGCTGGGAGGATGCGTTCGCTGTCTGTGAGTTGAAAGTCACATTGGTCACACTGAGAGCACCCTTTTCCACTGCATACTTGGGTTTTTGCTGAATCACGCGAGGGTCATAAACCGAAAACTTTGTCACTTCCGCTGCCATTTATGGAAGGCGCAGGAAAGTTTTTTGGATTAAAACGACGCTACTTTCGGACGAATCGGAGGCGGTAGGTGACTGACCCTGAATTATAGAGAAGGCATGGAATTACTTGGTTGGTGAGGCGGTTGCGCCAGCCGAGGTTGATGTCTATAACTTGTAGACCATCCTGAGTGGAATCCATTGCCGAGAAAATTGGCGTCAGAGGTTTATAAAGAACATTTCCACGCCATATGTCGGCGGTCACTCCATCAATTGGAACTTCTAGAAGAACCTTCTGCGACGCTCCTCCTGAGGATGTTCCTCCTAGACTTGAACCACCCAAACTAATTGGGTTCGCCATAGCTTCCTTGCGGACTGGTATTTGACTTGTGCCCAAGACGAACGATGCTATAGGCGACCAGAGAGAACCGGTGCTAATGTAGTCCTGCGTTTCTCGGATGTAGTAGACTTCTGCTGCTGTGGCGACTGCCCAAATCTGTGGAAGGGTAAAAATACACTCTGTCCTAGCATCAGGGATTACATTGATGATGTTCTCTGGGTAATAGACTGGAGATGTGGAAGATGCTACAATCCAGTTTCCTGTGCCTGTTCCATTTGAAATGGTAGAAGGGGCGACGACCGAACCAGACAATGGTGCATAATAGAATCCATTTGTTCCTAGAATGGTTGAATTAGCGGAATAATAGACCGAATCAAAGTTAGTCATTAATCCTTCTAGGTTTGAATTCATGCCTACATAAGAGAACTCTCGTTCGCCATAAGGACTTTGTAATTGTGAATTTGCTCCTGCCGTGCCTGTGCCTGTGCCTGTAGAAGAACCTGTGCCTTGACCACGACCTAATGTTGTAGTTGTGGGATTAAAGACAGGACCGAATGGGTAAGTCCAATCTGAAACACCTGCGGATGCTTGAGTGACAGTTGTTGGTGTTTGTTTTGTCTGTCCGTAAGGAATCCAAGAAGTTAAGCTGTCTTGACAAATTGAGAATAAGCCTGTGCTTGGATTAAATTCAAAGAACGGACATTGTGTTCCACCAAACCCCAAATGGTTTTGACATTTATACATCACATCTCTCCACGCTGCTATAAGAGCATTGTTAAGAAGCAAACACCAATGTTGGTAAGAATACACATAGTAATAAGGTGATTCAGCCTGTCTAGGATTTGCTGTTGTAGGCGTTTTATAAAAAGGTCCTTGATTCTCAGGAACCCATTGAACTGGAACTGTCGCTTGGAAGTAATGCTTTGCCCCTGTGCCTGTTGTAGTGCCTATGCCTGTTCCAATTTCAATTCCAAAGGTGACAGTGTAGATGGTCGTATTGACATCTGTGGGGTCAGGGTAGGTTAGAGTTCCTGTGCCTGTTGCAGTTCCGACTGGAAGCCTGTTGGAATTTGCTATAGTAATGGTTGTAGAGGTTGCTGAGATTAGTGTTGCCTCTCCCTGATTATACCCACCTATAGTAAATCCAGAGATGCTATTAATTTTCATTCCACTTTGTAATGCCGTTGAAACTGTGTAGGTAATGCTATTACCATCGGCAGACACTTCGGCAGCGGTGATGGATGCTGTAAGTGTCGTCGGTTTGATTTGTGGAATCAAAATAGGAAGAGTTTTAGTCACTCCATTCAGGGAAAAGGAATCCACACTGATGACATACTTGGAGGCATCTTTTAGAATAGGATTCACGCGTGTGTCCTCAAAAGAGCATTGAGGGTCGTCCGTCGTTTGTGTCGTGATGACCGAGTTATTCACTATGGTCGCATTGTAATACACATAATCTCCGTCGGCTGCCGAACCTGTGACAATCTGCTGCGAAAAGCTCATTTATAGTTCCTTGGGTTTATTTCTTGCGATTACTGACCGATTAAGTTGTAGGTGAATCCACTGACGAAGTCATCAGGAGGGATGCCTGTTTGCTTAATCATGTCCGTATATTCAGGGAGCGAAAGATGCTTAAAATAAAGTCTGCATAAGCAGTGACGACCGCAAGTATTATTGTCACGCACGTCCTTCTGGAAAGGTGTTGCATTGCTTTTAATAGTATATGGACTTGCTTTTAATAATTTGGTAAGGTGGTCTGTGTCCTGTCCGAATTCACGAAGTTTAGCTTTAGAAAGCCACTTCTTTTCACCATCAGGTCTATACCCTCCGTAAGGGTCAAAGTATTCTAGAATGTTGCTGTCTCGTAGTTTTAGAAGGCATACCCAATGTCCAGTGGTTTCATTCTCAGTTAAATAAAGAAGCATCAGGCGACCCTTTTCATCTAACACATCGTCTATAGAATTTGCTTTTAACAAATCCTTATAGGAGATGATTTTTAGGGTAGGTATGACTTTACGCATGTCCGATTCACTTAACGAATACCCTTTGACTTCCTCAGCACTCCCTCCCTTTTGAATCGCCATCCACTGCTGAATCGCCCTTTCCAGTTCCACCGGTTTCCGTGACACTGCTGTCCCTCCTATGTAGGTCCTCCACCCCTTCAGGCGACCTAATTTGTAGGGTTGAATGCTCAGGAAGCGTGGCATTTATACTTGCTTGTGGTTCTTTTTTAGGTGTTTCTACATCTAATTCTACTTCAAATGTTTTTCCACAGCATTTACTTCGGATGTTGCGGTGATTTAACCAAGTAAAGACTTTCCACGCAAGCATCAGGATTCCAATACTACCTCCACCTAATCCAATCTGACTCATGGTTGTTGCGTCCATTTAGTTAGTAGAGGTAAAATGTTACTGATTTATTGACGGACAAATTCAATAACAAATCAGTAACGCTACGGCACCTTACCTATTTTGACTAGGGAGAGTATGGGGTATAAGTAGTCTAGGTAAGGGGTGTTATTGTTACTGATTATTCCCCAAAAGTCGCTACGCGCGAAAAAAAACGGCATACCATCTCCATCCGTTTTCCAAAGTGGGCGACTTTGGTAGAAATTCAGTAACAATAACGCCTTACCTGCGTAAAATCGTTATTAGAAACCTCCTTACCCATTTTGGTAATGGTTAAGGGCGTTACTGATTTGTTACTGATTTTTTAGGTCTCATTCCCCTCCTCTTTCGTCGTTTAGCAAATATGCCTCATTCTCCGTCACGACATACGTGGGGTAATTTTTGTAGATGCAAACCCAGCGAGACCCTCCATTCTTAAGTCTTGCTACATCGTCCTTTTCCATACCCAAATAGGTCTTAAGAACATAGTTTAACGCCGATGCTCCTGTGCTCAATGGGTAGAGAACAAGATGCGTCGCTTCCGTCAGTAGTAAGCGAGTCTTTGAATAGTTAGTTAGGTAATGGGTCAAGCAAAGCATCGTAATGTTCATGTGGCGTCCCATCGTAGCAATGTCGTCCATTAACTGCTGAATGGTCTTTGCCTCCTTTCCAGTAAAGCTGTCGTAGTCATCAAAAATAATCATTGAATCCCTCAAACCCTCCATGTCCTCGGTGGTCTTGATGGGTTTCTCAACTAATTTAGTAGGTTTAAGGCGAATACATTTCTGCCCCTTCATGCTGTCTAGGGTGTCGTCTTGTTCCAATTTTGAAACTAAATAAACATTGCGTCCAGAGAACTGCTTCATGTATTGTTCGGCAAGTCCTTTCGCAATATGACTCTTACCTGAACCTGATGCCCCAGCAATATACCATACTTCTCGCTTCTTGGGGTCTGGACTTGGGATTAGGTAGAAGTGACTACCATCAGGAAGTTTAACACGTGTCTCGCTTTCCTGTTTGGCTGACCCACTCATCTCCTCGTAGGCATCCAGAACACCTGGAATTTGGGTTAGTTGGGAAGGTAGATGTTCGGCAGGGATTTCTCGTGCAAACGCCTCCTGAAGCATCCTCATCACTTCAATCTGCTTACGAGCTGGTAATCCCTTCAATCGGTTCTTACCTAACTCTAGTTCTTGAACTCCACCCTTACCCTTATTGCCGTCTTGGTGCAAATACAAGGTCTCGTTATTGTATTCACCACCCTTTACCTTGGCAATGGCGACTCCAGACTTCCCCTTGTCAAAATTGATGCTTACTGGCGAAGGCATTTGAATACTCCAAGTATTTTTTTTAAAGACGATTTGACGACTCAAATTTCTCGTATGTTCTTAAATACTACCATACCTGTATAACCTACTCTTGAACCATCCAAATCAAAAACCTTACCATCTTCAACATACCATTCATACCCATTGGGCGTGACCATGCGTTTTAATCCTTCTCGTTTAGGTAATCGTTTAGGTCTGTTAGGTTTAGGTCCATTCTCAATCTCGTAATCTGCTTCCTTCTGCAACTTTTCCTTAATGGTTGCTACTTGTTTAGCGATGCGGTCATAGGCGCTCTGGGGTAAGTAATTTTGCCATTTTCTATTGTCAATGTCTGTTGCTTGTTTGTATGCCTCATCCCACTCGTTCTTGGTAAAGATGCCACGTCCAACATCATAAGCTTCACGCTCTTTTGTCTTTAGTTCGGTTTCAATGTAGTAGGGACCTGTCTGGTATAACTTAATCCAAAGTCTAATCTCGGCAAGTTTTCTTAATAATTTCCTTACGATGCCTTTTCGTAGTGTTGCCTTTGCACGAGTTAATGTAGCTCGTTCTGCTAGTGTTGGTTGCTTTGGTTCTTCCTTTGGTTCTTCCTTTACCTCCTTCACTTTCTTCGGTGTCTTTTCCTTCTTCGGTTTTACAACCTCTACTTTTACAGGTTCTACAACCTTCTTCCTTGGATTCTCTGCAGGGTTCTTGCGGTAGTAGGCTGCTCGTTCGGCTGCTTTTTGGTTGGCGGTTAGTCCTTCTCGTGAATATTGAAAGGTCGCAGGTCTCGCTTTTCCTTCCTTCAATTTTTCATCGGCTTCCTTCTTCTTTTGCAAACGAGCTTCATAGTCTGCGGTCCTTCTTTTCACTTCAGCATCTTCTTTGATTTCGTCAGCGATTAGGTTCTTCTTTGGGTCCTCTGATGCTGGAGGTTTAAGGCTGTAAAGAAAGTTAGTAAAGTCGTTTAATCGCTTAACAGTCAGGGTGAATCGTTGTTGTTTCTCTTTTTTGTTTAGTTCTTTATAGGCATCCAACTCTTCGTTTATAAAGTCATAGTAGGTTCGGAGACGGCGTTTTTCATCATAAGTAGCAGACCTGCCGATGTATTTTATAACTGTTTGGATTACCTTCATGGACTGCTCCAAGTTTTCAACGGAGTATGTTTCTGGCATCTTCATCTCATAATACCCAACCGCCTCCGCCAAGTGGTCATGGCTCACACCTCCAGACATACCATTTCCTTTTGGACTTTCAGTGGGGAGGAACTGCTTCTTTGGAGACTTAATCGGACTACCTCGTTCAATCTCTTCGTCTGCTTCCTCTTCAACCTCTTTATTAGCTTTTATGCTCTTTAACTTTAGTCGTTCTGCTCTTTTTTGGTCTCGTCGTTGTTGTATTTCCGCTTTCCATCTTTGTTCTGCTAAATCAGGAGCATCAGGTTGAAGTTGTTCATAGAAATTAGCAAGGTCATTCATAACATTCATCATAGCATCTCTTAATTCATCATCCTTATACCGACTTCCCTGCCATGATTCAAATGCTCTTTCTAATTCAGGTTTAAGTCTTGAAATAATGCGTTTTTCTTGCTTGGTTGCGGAAGGTAAAATCACATCAAATGAATCAATAATCAAACGAATCTGACGAGCAACTTCAGTATTAGGCTCATCTTTCCATTTAGTCGTTTGTTTAATTATTTCAATCCATCGGTTCAAATCTTCGGCACTCACTCCTCCACGCATCTTTCGTCGTCTTCGTCCATCCCCTTCTCTTGATGGAGGTGATGGAGGTGGAGGAGCAGGTGTTCTGTCTTTTGGAATGATTTGGTCCATCTCTCGTGTTAAGTCATCCATCTCTCGGTCTGGTTCTCGTTGTGCCTCTAATTTCTTAAATAAATCCTGAATCAATTGGAGGTTAGGTCCTCGTGGAATAGGCAATCTAGGTTTGGGTTGTTTGGGTTTCTTGGGTTGTTTCTTTGCGTTTCCAACCAATAATGATTCAGCGGCATCCTTGAAAGAAGAAAGGGCATGTTCATTCAAATAATCATACACATTCTCACCAACAACTCTATACCTCAATTCAGTTAAAAAGTCCTTCGCAGGTAATAAGACCGCACCAACAGTGAATCGCCCCATCAACTGGTAAAGAGGGTCTCCACGAGCATACACTCGTCGGTTAGGAAGTTTTCCATTGAAGTCTTTGGGTTGAACGGCAGGATTAAATGTAAAGGCTTCACGCACTAATTTTTCATGAAGCAAAACATCGCATAACGCACCACCTAACGAGTGTCCAGTAGCGAACCATTGTGTTTCGTTCGGTCGTGCATTCTTCCATTTTTCAACCTCCTGAATCAGTGTTTGCGCACGCTTCGTGTCCGCTAGTTGATTCAATGGAATGGTCGTGTTCGTTTGCCAATCATCCGTAGATGCCGTTCCACGAACCGCAACCACAGAGACTCCATATTTTGTATAGCATAACACTGTCGGTGTAGAACCTACTAACCTCCAACCCTCAATGT